TCGTGCCATGTCCAAGACCAGTCAAAACCTTCTTGCCATAGCTCACTTCTGTCAATAAGTAAGTAACCTGTTTTTACTTCATTTCTATGAAAAGAAGTAGTCATAGGACTGCCAGGATATACAATGTTTCGTTGAGTATTCTCGTGAGCATGTAAATCTCCTGCAAATACAGTATCAAACTTATCAAATCGAGTTAAATCTACTTCAGGTACTACATGAGGTGGTATCTCACCACGAACATGAGTAAATAAGTACTTCGCATCAATACTTTCTATACTTTTCTTTTTATGCAAATCTGCATAGGGAAGAATCGCCCAGTCATCTTCATAGTAGGTTTCTGTTATAACTTCTACTAGAGGATTCAATTCATTTGTTACTCGAATAAGATTATCAAAGAATGTCTTATTTTTTCTAGTCGCTTCATGGTTTCCATCAAATATGATTGTTCTAACTCCTACACCTTTTACAAAGTCAAAGTATAGAGTAAGCTCGTCCATTGATGGCATACGATCAAAAAGATCACCACCAATAATGTGTAAATCAATATCTTTTTCTAACGACTTGAGTTGTTCAAAGAACAGCTCGTACCTTGAGCAAGCCCAAGGCAGAGGAACGTTCTTTTGGCCTAACTTAATATGCCAGTCTGCTGTAAACAGGATCATACTACGAAGTCCTGTCCAGGTTGCCAAGCACAACCAGTGAGTCCACCAGCTTTAAGTGCTTGAAGGGTTCTTAAGATTTCATGGGCATTTCTGCCTGTGTCATCAACGTTTACAGATACATGACGAATAGTTCTCTCATGATCCATAATGAATGTAGCTCGATAGCAAACCCCACCTTCTTCATTTACTATACCTAGTGCAGAAGAAAGTCCTAGACCACAGTCGGCTGCAAGTGAGTGATTAATGTTTCTTATCATTTCGTTATCTTTTTTCCAAGCTAACTTACAAAACTCATTATCTCCACTTATACCAATAACTGTCGCATGGTCTACTAACATATCCATTCCAGCAATTTCTGTTGGACAGATAAATGTGAAATCTTTAGGATAAAAATAAATTACTGTCCAGTCATTTTTTAGAGGCTCATAGTTCTCTAATACTTCTACTGATACAAAGTTATTATCTTTATCAATTCCATTTAATTTAAATGGTGGGAATTTTTCTCCTACTCCAATCATTCTACGTCAAATTCTGATGAAATACTTTCATCAACCGAACCCCCTTCTTCGGTTATTCTTTTAAGAAGCTCTAATTGTGCGTCTGCTGTTGGTCTTGGAAGAACATCGTCCATTGACTTCAAGTTAGCAATAAGCTCCTGCTCGCTTTCATTAAGCGCTCTTGGTTTACATTTTAGTGCTTGTAACTGATACTCTACATTGAACACCTGTGGGCCTGTCTTAATTCTTTTGAAATAAACGTCCCAACCAGTTTCTGTATCAGTTGGATCTCCTAAATCTTCTGAAGCAGTCATTATTTGGTCAAATAACTTTCTCTTTAGATTGAAGATTTTGATACTTGGTTCATCATTACTATAATCAATACATTGAATAGCATAAGACCAAGCACATTTTTGATCTGGATAGTAAGAAGGCACATGATCCACTTCTTTGTTGTTAAATGTTTCGGTATTTCTATCGAAAGCTAAACACTCAAGAGGTAAATTCTTATTGTTCTCGCCTTTTACCCAGTATAAATATCTAGGTAGTAAGTCACCAACGAGTCTCACGTGATGATTTTCTTTGCCTGTATAGACATATGATTCTACTTTTTCTTTTTGAGCCGAACCTTTGCTCTGATTAAATTTAATTGCCATTTTTATTCTCCTGTGTCTCCTCGAACATAAAGTGAATACGATTCGCTTTAATATCAAGCAGTCTGTTGCTGTTAATAATACCCTGTGACACTTGGCAGTGTAACAGGTCTAGTGTGGTGTCTTTAGTTTCATTATAATAGTGATAGGAGCGAAACGATGCGACACCTGCATATTCTACTACTTCTCTATCACTGAACTGTCTGCCTTTTTCTAATAAGTCGATGGGATTAATAAGGAAACTACTACCCCCAAACTTATATCTCTGAAATTTAAATGTTGGATCGTAGTAATTAGTCGGTAACTTTTTGTAAGTTATCATACGAAGTATAGCAATTATATGACTAATTTTGCCATTGCTTACTTGCATTACTTTATCCCAGTCAAATAGTAACATATATTATAACACGAAAATTAATTGATGTCAAGAAAAATTTTTCCGAGGTCATAGTTGAGTTACCTCATATCCTTGCTTCATATAGTATCCGAGTCGAGCCTGGTTCTGTCTCGAAGCTGTTTTACCTTTTAAATGAATATCTACCACTTTTGGCTGTAATTTTCCTTCTTCTTTTCTTATTATTCTTCCTATCAACTGAGTCAATAAAGGCTCATTATTTATCGGAGTTGCTAACACAATACAACTTAACTCATTGATAGATATACCCTCTGAGAAAATTGACTGTGTGCCGAATAATACATTCTTGTCTTTCTTTAACTGTTTAATTGTTTCCTCTCTTTCTGCATGATCCATGTCACCTGTAACATGAACTGCATTATCCCCTACTAGCTGTGAGCAAACTTTTAGAAAGTATACTCTGTTTGACACAACTAATACTTTATGCCCTTGGGCGGCATAAGCGGCAGCAATCATACTTACACTACGAACATATTCTTGATTGTAGCATAAATGATTTACTTTACTTGCCCAAGGCATTGTTCTTCCATCTAGAAATCTTACTTCTGATGGAACTATATCTACGGAAGGAGTCATGAAGTTTTCCTTTGGAGGTTTGAGTACGTGATTACCAAAGTAATCTCGGAAAACTACATGCCTTCCATCTTTTCTTTCTAGTGTTCCTGTAAGTCCTATCTTGTATCGTGCAGGCATTTCATCTATAATTCTAGTAAAAGTTGGACTACTAACGTGATGCATTTCATCTAAAATAATAGTCCCGAATAGATGTTTTATATCCTTGATTCTTCGGTATAAACTCTGAATATTCCCAATGACGATAGGCGGTTCGGTGTTAAAGACTCCGCTACCTATTCTGCCTGGCGTAAATCCATAGACTTTTTCTACTTCTTTTTCCCACTGCGTTCTTAATGAAGTTGTATGAGTAACAACAAGTGTTTTCTGTTTCAGTTTTCCTGCGATAGCTAAACCTGTAAATGTCTTTCCCCAACTGACCCATGCGTTTATTATAGCATTGTCATCGATCTCAGAGTAAACCATATTTTGAGAAGGTCGTAAACTAAACTTAAACTCAGGTAGTTTGACTGGTGACTTTACTCGTTTATCGATTATCTCGTAATCTTGTGGGATTAAATCCAATCTTCCGCCAGGTATGGTAACTAATCCTGCTCTAATTCGTCTATAAGTTTTTATAATGATAGGCGGATCCATAGGCATACGAGGTGGCAAAGTATAAGTAAGCGCACTCTCGAGCTTTTCTTCGAGTTCGGGTGTGGTATCTAAGTATATTCTGTGATTAAGAATTGCCTTCATTAATTCCACTCAGGCCCTGCGTACCATTGTACGAGAGACATACGAGTTCCTTTAGTTACTTTTTCTACTTTATGTTTTAAAAATGATGGGAACACAAGTACTGATCCTTTGTTTCTCCACTCATCTTTTCTTAATTCTTTACCTTCTAAGCTCCATAATACAAAATCTCCACCTTTGTAATAATTAGGATCAGTTAGTTGTACAGTTATAGATAGCTTTCTATTGATTGGAGTTGCTAAATCTATATCTCTGTGTTCGTTATAGAACTCTCCTTGTCCATATATTCCAAACTGTATGTTTTCAGAACTTGTTAATCTTGCCTGCCAAGTTGTTTGGTTTATTGAGTGTAGTGCTGAAGCAACTATACTCTCTATCCAATGACCTTTTTCAAAAAATGCTGTATGCGCTTTTCGTATTGAATCATCTTGATGTTTGTTACTAGTCTTTTTCTCATAGACTGCACCCTCACTTACTTCTAGTTTCTTTCCTTCTTTTACAATAAAGTCACATAAATCTGAATCTAAGTACTTATCTAGAAAGACCACTGGGTGTTGCATTACTGATTTCATGTTAGTTTTCTCCATTTAATAATTGTTTCTTTTTCTATATCTTCCCACTTGTCAAAATCAACATCGTAACAAATCAACTTATCTCCTGATTGATTTGCAATCTTAGTACTAACATATTTATCACAGAGAGTGTACTCTCTTTCATAAACATTTCCACTTCGTAAACTACGAAATTTAATTAATACTATTCCAGTTTCAAGTGCTTCTTCTATACTTTTCGCCATGTATCTTTTTTCCTTTCTTCACAGACTTCATATACTAGCCACGGTATTCCGCTTCGATATAGTACTCCTGCCCATGTTTCTTGAGGACTTGGTGGTCTGGCAAAGTCATATCCATTGTTGATACCTTTTAACCATACTACTGTTCTTCCTCTTCTTTTTTCTGTTTTACGTATCTTATGAT